AGTTGGGCCATATCAACGACTTTTCCTTGTGCTGTTCTATACTTTGCCATAACTGACTCCTTTCTACTATTTATATATCTAAATAGCTGACTATTTTAAAAATTCATCAATCTCTAGTCCATAATACAACGAATTGATTTTATGGACTCCAATCAAGAATAGAACAAAGCTAGAAACACTAGAACCTCTTCCTACTCCCCAAACAATGTTGTTATTTCTCATCGTATCAACGAGATACTTCAAATACTTCAACAGAACGAACATATCTCTTTCTTGATATAGGAGAAGTTCTTGTCCTGCTCTCTGCATTTCTTCTTCGTGTTGACACTGATCTAATACATATTTTGCAATATCAAGATTTTTGTATTCATCCGGCATGTGCCAGTTATTTTGCTTCATCATATCGAAGGCTTCAACTGGCATATCAGATGAAATGTATTTCACTATCTTTGGAATAGTGTCAATATTCAAGTCTTGGTCAAAGGGTATGTTGCTGTCTGACAGTATCGGCCTAGAAAAAACCAAATCAGGATTTGCAAGATATAGTTCTACTAAATCTTTTTCAGAATATATAATTTGACCGTATTTGTCTTTTAGCATAATGTCATTATTACATAGATGCTGTAAAAAAGCAAGTTAATTTTTAGCCATATCTCGCCAGGATAGACCCAAATTTATCCAATCATCAGTGAATAGCTTGATAACCTTGCTCTGGTCACAAATCTCGTAGTCGCGGCTATTCATTGCTACGCAAGAGCTATTCCACCAGTATTTTCCGCTGAATGCACCTTCTGCTACTTCTGATACTATGTTGAATCGCACACCTTCGCTTAGTGATGAACCGATAACTAAATCTGTAATCTTGAGTCTATTTTCGGCTATGCTGTTTAGCTTGAGCAACAAAACCATTGCTAGTATCTGATCGTAAGGTTCTTCAGGTAGCTCACATACTCGTAAGTCTACGCTTTGATATTGTTTAATTACGTCTTGTTTGCTTGAACTTACTAGTACAGAATTTTGCATAACCTCATGCAAAAAATAGATTATGCGATCCATTGCGATATTCTGTTCTTTTATTGAGTCAGTTTCTACTAACATAGACATAGTTATATCATAGACGCCTATATGGAATTTGTCTTCAAAGTACAGCCCTGTTTGAAAACAGAAATCACGTTCAATCCTAGTATTATTCATGCCGGTCTATCACTTTGAATGTTGATTTGATTGTTTAGCTTTTGCTTAGCAAATATATCATCCATTTTTTTATTGTATTGTGTTCTATGACTTTCTAAGACCATCTGAAGTTGATGAATTAACGGACCGTTCTGCGTTCTATAAGCAAAGGTGAGCTTATTCATCAAGTTAGACATAGCATCTTGAATTTCTTCAATAGACTTGTCTGATAAATCTGCACTGCTTAAGAAAGGATGTTCCATAATATTACCAGGATGTTAGGTTGATTCTCTTCCAAATGTCAGAACCAACGTAACACGTTGCAAAGCAATTTCCATTAGCAGTTGACAACGATAGTGCTGCACCGGCTACGCCATTAACTCTGTTTCTGCTTACGGTAATATTACTGCTAGAACTAATAGTCTTTACATAATATACAGTGTTTGATTCTAACCCGCCAAAAACATTTCCTGTAAATACTATAGGTGCATTTACGCTAAAGTTACTAGTGATAGGATTAACAAAGTTGATTATATTAGTTGATGTAAAGGTATTTTGAACCTCATATGGGCCTGCGATATTAGCACTAAAGTCGCCTGTACATACATATAGATATGAGGCAGGGTTCACATACATGTTTCCTGTGCCACCTGCTAAGTTAACATTGGCTCCGCCAATAGTTGATGATACTGTAAACGTAGTATTAGATACTACATTTCTTACATAGTAAGTAGTTCCGCTAGTAATGTTAGCTTCAAAGCTATTTCCGGTAAACACTACGGGTAGCTCGGGATATAATCCTGAAGTATTTCCTGAAGCTACCGTAAAGAAGTCTGCGGCATTTGAACTAGTAATAGGTAGCTGTGTTACTTCAGTGCTAACTGCAATCGTGCCATTAACGTCACCTGGCTCACCAGTGGGGGGAGGGTTACGAGTAATGATTTGGGTTGACTGATATGGTCTGTTTACAGGTGATACTGTAATAGTATTACCGCAGTCAAGTGAAGTGAATGTATATTCTAGTACGTCAACATCTGCTGGAGCAGTTATTGTTGCGGTGTTTGAAATATTAGCATAGTTTTCTAAGATAGTTACACCGTAGTTGTTATTTGACGAAATAACTTGGTTAGGTAGTGAAATCACTGCGTTAGCGTTTGCTACAGTAAGTCTAACGGTCACTGAACTTTCAGTATTGACAGGTGCCCAACTACCAAATTGCAAGTTGACGTTTGCAGTTACAGCACCATAATGAACATCAGCTTTGTTAACATCAATTAAGACAGTGCCTGATAATGCATTACCTAGGTTGTATGTTGTTGCTCTCCAGCCTCTAGTAGATGCATTACTAATTAATGTATTAGCCATGTCATTGTTGAGTACTGAGTTATCCAGCGCAGCCTTCAATACAGCTTTGTTCTGTAGATCAGTAATCTCCGTAGAAGCCGTGTTTAGACCGTTCTTGATTTGGGCGAAGTTATCCCTGAAACCCTGAGAACTATTGTTCTGTCCGGGTACAGGATAATTAGTGTTGATTCCGTTTGTATTAATTTGGCTCATAAGTTATATTCCATAATGTATTTATCGTGGATACTGGGTGCTGTTAGGTAAAATTGTAGGTCTGGGGAACAACACGTAAAAGTCCTTGCTATCCAGCGGACTTGGTACTGGGCTAGCACTCGGTAATCCTGTCCAAGCAGGAGGGGAGAGATTATTATCATAATTATAGGTGTTGCTCTTGTTAACTGTAAACCTATCAATCTTGAAATCAATCTGATTGAGTTGCTGTAGTTGTCCAACTGGGTTTTTCCAGTCGTTATTGATGTTGTTCTTTACAACTTCGCTGAACCCGGGCTTCGTATAGCAGATGACCCAAGCCGGCGTATAGCCTAATGTTGACCCGTTCGCTTGTTGACTAGTCATCCAAAGCGGAAGCAGATTAGTATTAAATTCTTGTCCTAACTCATCTCCTACTTGTTCTCTCATGTTAGGGAGTGAATTTGGATAAAGTATTCTTGCGAAGCCAGGAGTCAAACTAGTATAAAACTCCGGAGGAGGACCATTTACCCCTTCGTAGCTAGTATAGATATCAGTCTCACTAGTGTACCATGGTCCCAAATTCAATGGTATAAAGTTAGGCCAAAGAATTTCTTTACTGACACTTTCACCTTGCGGGTTTATCAAATTATCTATTATACTACTGTAGACAACTTCATAAATGATTTCGCCAGTCTGCTCATTTCTTGCAACAGCAGTTTTGATTTCACCTAATGTTAACTGTCTCCAGTAGTGATTCTTTTCTTGGATAGCCGCAACATATTCTTCAAAATCGCTTGATCTAATACCGTATGCATGTTCATATATAACACTAGTTGCTTTACCGAAGTTCGGATCGGTTGGTCTATATATAGTGTCCGGCGGTATTAAGCTGTCATTGTCTAGTAATGTATTCAATAGTTGTCTGTCTTCTATACTAGGTGAACACTTAATGTATAGTGTATCAGTAGGAAAAGCAAACAATTGATTAACGTTTACAGTAAATGTTTGTTCTGAGGATACAATAGGGAAATTAGGAGAATATGCTCTAACAGTGAACGTGAACGTGGTTGTCTCGTTGGGATAAGTTATTGTAGTGTTAGGCTGAAAACTGATAACGCCCGCTATTTCTCCTGTTTCGAGTAGCGTTAGATTAGGGGGCAGGGTACCTGATGCCAGCTCATACTCTAAAGCTACATCACTTTCGGCCCGCACTGATAATACACTTGTAGTGCCGTTGAACACAGTACCTAGATCGTTTGATGTTATCCATATGATATCACCATCTACACCATTACTGACTCTAAAGGAAAAATTGAAAAACTGT